GTCAATGACTACCTAAAGCCTAGGTTTAATACATCAAAATCCATGTCGGAGTTTATAAGCTACATGGATGTACAGGCAAATGAAGAGAACGTTTTGCAAACACAAACAGTGTCAAACAAACTGAAAGAACTTGCAACAATAAAAGCTGAGTCATATATTGGCAACTTAGGTGCACAAGGTGCGTTACGTTATTTTGATCCAGAGTTTTATTTTAATCCCACTGGGAATCCAAATAAACGAGATGCGTATTCGCGGCAAACGCAAGATGTTAACACAGCATGGGAAAAAGCAAAAACAAATCCTGATACTTTGATTAACACAGATACAGAAGTATCAAGAGAGGATGGGCGCACTTGGGGACAGTTGGCTTATCAATATGGAATTGACTTGAATAATAAAGATCAATTTGCCAAGTTACACTATGAAACACTAGGTAAAACTCAAAATTATGACGGTGCCTCTGACACTGTTACAGGTGATGATTTAGTCAATTTCATCCAGGGAGATTTGGCAACTGCATTAACAGCGGCAGATCAAACATACGGCTCAAATGTATTTTTGGAATTTGTTACTCCAGAGCAGATTGCAGAAGGGTTACTTGGAAATATAGACCCAGTTAAAACACCCGAACAATGGAAAGAAACTTTAAAAAAATACAACATCAGCGATGTGGGGCAGCCTGTGGAAGAAGTGAAAAAACTTCTTATCCAAACAGTGCGTACTGCCCCAGCGGAAACCATCCGTTCTTCAATTGAAGAGTTAAACAAACAAAAGAAAAAACCTACACAGAAATTGTTGGGTATTGAATATATCCAACGACCTGAAGACTACAAAACAATAGATGCCAAAGGAGAAACGCAACTATATTCAGTATTTAAAAATGCAGGATATGGCGGTACGGAAGATGAATTTTATACTGAGTTTTTCCCAGATATTGACAGGAAAGAACAAGTTACTTTAACGCAAGCAGCTACGAGTGGAAAAATAGGAACAAAAATTGACACCTCTGATCCCTTTGCAGCTGTAACAAGTTTTTCCGGTTTGCTTGAGGATGAAGAAGAAACAAAACCTAAAACAAAAAAAGCAACAACAGAAGAAGAAGAGGATACAACGGATTCTTATTTTAGACTATTTGGAGATGAAACTACGACAAAATCCAAGTCAGGGCAAAACATCTTGGATGAGTTCACATCTATGTTTAGTGGTTTTAAATAATGTCTGATAAAGCACGTAAAGCATCAAAAGCCGCAAAAATACACAAAGACTCAATGTCTTGCAATAAGCCCAGGCGTACCCCTGGGCACTCAACCAAATCGCATGTTGTTAAAGCGTGTAAAGGTAGGGAGGAAAAAATTATCCGTTTTGGACAGCAGGGTGTAGAAGGCGCTGGCAAAAATCCACAGAGCGCCAAAGATAAAGCAAGAAAAAAATCGTACTATGCCAGGCATAATGCCCAAGATTCAAACCCAAGCATCATGTCTGCCAGATACTGGAGTCACCGTGTAAAGTGGTAGGGCTAATCATCTAGATTCATGGCGAAGCCCAAGTCATCCTCATCAATTAAAATTGAGTCCAAGCCTAAGCTCACGAGACAGGGAGACGGCAAGCACTCAAAAGCAAGCCATGGCCGCAAATTAAATCGCGGCCAAGGTAAATAAATTGTGTATGATTGGAAGTAATTACAGTTACTTCCATGTCGGATTTTTCTGCAGCTATCAACATCATTCGTAAATACGAAGGATTTAACGAGAAGGCTTACGCAGATCCGACCACTGGTGCAGAACCTTATACCATCGGGTATGGAAGCCAATTCTATCCCGATGGTTCTCCCGTTAAAAAAGGACAGTGTTGCAGTAAACAAAAAGCACTGGAGTATTTGTTTCACGAAGTCAGCGTCATTGACACTCAACTCTTAAAACTTAATTTGGGATTAGATGTTTCCATGAGGCAAGCATTGATCTCTTTTGTTCATTCCATCGGCTGGGAATCTTTCCTTTACAGCCATGTTATTGATGCGATTGAACACGAAGATTTTTGTAATGTAACTGAAGAAATGGGGCGTTGGATATTTAACGCAGAACACAAGGTTGTTGGCGGTCTTTTAGACCGTCGCCGCGAAGAAATTAGCTTGTTCCTCCAGGAAATTGATGCTAATCCCTGGTCCTCAACCGAAATTTTGCTGACGGCATTCCGCAATTACACCGCAGCGCCACACGAAGTACGTGCCATCAGACAGTTGGAAGAAAGCATCAGTCCTTATATCCTGTCGCAATTTGCCAACGATTTTTGTATTGACGAAAACCCCTGGTCTGATTTCAGTCACGATGACGCAGATCTTGTATTTAGCGGCTAGGCTTAGAATAATTGCATTTAGAACATGCAGAGCGGAATGGAGCGTTCAGTAGAGCCAAGGGAATTTGAACTTCCATTAGAACTGCAGTTCTCAATGCGTAAGGCAGAACTTTCTGCGCAAGAGATGACATGGGAGGAACTTTACTGCGCACTCCTCAATCTGTACCACCAGCGGCTGATGGAATGGTACGCAATTAAATCTTTGATGGAAGATGAGAACATCTCCATTGATTTTGATATCCCAACAGAAATTGAGTTAGCGGAACTCGCCGCCGCCTGTATTGACGACGACGAGGACGAAGATGAAGATGAGCTTCAACCTTTTTGAATCTCATCTAAATCAATAAGGCGGTTGAGGTACCACTGTGCTTTTTTGAGTGATTCTGTCCCGCCTTTATGCGACTCACGCCAAATATACTTTATGCAATTTCCTTTGCAGTAACCACGGAATTCTTCAGTGGTTAAAGCCGCTTCAATTGCTTCGATGCATTCAATGCTTCCATCTGTGTAGTGCGATGGATGATTAACCACATCTTCCTGGAGCACAGGGGCCTCTTCTTTTGTTAGCCAGGGTACCGGACAAACACCGTCCTTGCAACCGGAATCTTCTTCTACCGGTTTGAAAAACGGCATTGGCACTGGTTCTACCGAGTCAAACCACGACGTTTGCGTGATTGTTCCAGCATCCCCTCGTTGGGACCCTCCAGGTCCAGCACTAATGCCCTGGGCTTCGGTGACGCCCCCATCTGTAAGCCCTGCTCCATCGAAGGAATGTAACCCGTCATTCCGGGCCGTGCCCCCTCTAGATTCAGTGGATTCCTCTCCAGTCCTTGTTCGCATGCAACTAACCCGCGATTATACATATCGTACAGCGGCACATCGTTTTCTGCATTGTCTAACGGTGCGCCAAAGCTGTCTTCCATGAGACAACGACAATCAATTTCATCTTGTACAAAAGAATCTAGAAACCCGGCAGCGGAATGCATCACAGCTAATACAACGATTTATTGCTTCTACAATAATAAGATGGCAAACATATATAGACCTAATTACGACCCCAGCATTAACGCTGGTACCTCTGGAGCTGAAGTATCAGATCTTCGTCCGGAACAGGCTTATGACACAGACTTAAGGCGTTTAGATCCAGAAGAACGTTCATCTGCTGAATCTGTAAACGACAATCAAGAGCGTGTCGGTAAATTTATGCGTGCAGCCAAGACCGCTGGCGCATATAAACAACGTGCAAGTATTGATGAGCCAATGATTAACGGCAGGACGCCGCGTGCTGGTGCTCAGATTGACGGAGTTGAATTACCTACTCGCGGAGATTCTGGAGGGCGTACGGGCACTGTTGGATATGCACGCAGCCCTAAGCCACAATTTGGTAAACCCTTCGTTTAAACCTGGGAAAACACAACATTGTTAGGTTGGTCTTGATACTTGCCCTTCCGGTCCTGGTAAGTAACCTCACAAGGATTTCCTGAATGAAACAAGAGTTGTGTAATACCTTCATTCGCATAAATGCGATTGAATAAACCAGTACAATTACTGATTTCAAGCGTAAGGTATCCTTCCCAGCCAGCTTCTGCTGGTGTGATATTAACCATAATTCCCGATCGTGCATACGTAGATTTCCCAACGGCAACAACACTAACGTTGCCAGGCAAATTCAATCGTTCATAAGCAACGCCAAGACAATAGCCATACGGAGGAAGTAAAAAGTATTGCCCACGCTTGTCTTCTTGAAGCTCAGCTGGCTTTAAGATTTCAGGATCGAAGTTCTTTGGATCACAATCCCCAGCTTGCACACGACCAAAAATCAAGCACTGGCTGGGAGATAAACGAATGTCATAACCGTATGAGCTAAGACCATAGCTCAGAAGTTTACGTCCGTTTTCTTTGCTGACCAGGTGATCAACAAATGGCTCGATCATGCCATCCTCAAGTGCCCGCTCGCGAATTTCCCAGTCTGCAAGGATGCTCATGATTGCCTGTAATCGTTTTTCAGTATACAGAAATCAACAGAGGATACGACCTTTTTCTGAGTAGATGTCTACAAATCGATCGATCGCATTTGCAGTATCGTTTGTGGGCGGCAAGTATACCAAGATTGACGTACAGGTTTTATGGTTTTTTACCTCGTCATTAACACGACGCAACAAAATAGGTGCAATCTTAAGAATGCATAAAGGAAGATCAAAGATTTTTTGTTCGTATCGAATCATGTCAGGACAATTGGAGAAATATAAACCTTGTTCAATTTCACCAGCCATCCACTCTCGGTAAAGACGCCGAAACCACACAGCATGTGATGATGTCAAAGTATTAGATGATGACCGTGTCATCTTCCACCTCTGGTTCTTCTCTTCCCAAAAATAACAACCACTGGGCGGAAAC